CCGATGAGGATGTGGCGAAGGGGATTCCTTTCCCGTCGGGATATTGCCACTTCCCGCGCTACAGCGAAGAGTACTTCAAGCAGATCACCGCCGAACAGTTGGTGACGAAGATCGTCAAAGGCTATCGCCGGCACGAGTGGCAGAAGATGCGCGAGCGCAATGAGGCGCTCGACTGTCGCGTGTATGCGCGCGCGGCGGCTGGACGGGTCGGCATCGACCGTTTCCAGGAGAAGCACTGGACGGACCTCGAACGCCGGGTGGGCGCGCCTCCAGTGCAGGACGTGAAACAACCGCCGCAACAGCAGCGCACGGATGGCGGGCAGACCGCGCGCAACCGCGTGCGTTTCAGGATGGATCTCTAATGGCATTCACGCAGTCCGATCTCGATGCCCTCGACGCCGCGCGGAAGCAGGGCGCGAGGCGAGTCCGGTTTCAGGATCGCGAGTTCGAGTTCGATTCCGTCGACGATTACCTCAAGCTCCGGAATCTGATCCTGAATGACGTCGCCCAGCAGTCCGGGCCGCAGCAAGTGCGCCAGGTGCGCATCTACACGACAAACGGGTGGGGCCACTAAATCGCCGTGCCAATTGAAACGTTGATGACGCTCGCGCGCCAAGCCGGACACGAGCCGATGCCGATCCCACGGGTCCCACGTACCCGCGCCATGGGGACATTTCCGTTCGATGCCGCCGGTCGCGGGCGTCGGGGAATGGGATGGAATCCGCCGTCCCTCGGCCTCAACACGCTCCTGTTTTCGCATGGCCTGGAGTTGCAGGCGCGCAACCGGGACGCGGTTCGAAACAGCGCGTGGGCGGCGGCGGCCGTCGATTCTTACGTCGCCAATGCCATTGGTCGCGGCATTCGCCTGGTGCCGCACCATCCGGACGATAAGATCCGCGACCTGATCACCAGGAAGTGGAATCGCTGGATACGCGAGTGCGACGTCGAGTACGACCCGCGGAATCCCGCGTCGGGCCAGACGGATTTCTATGGGCAGCAGATGGTGATTGCTCGCGAGGTCATGGAGGCCGGCGAGTGCTTCGTCCGGTTCCGGCCGCGTTCGCCGAAGGAAGGTCTCACGGTTCCGCTGCAACTGCAACTCATCGAGGCCGAACAATTACCGCTGTGGCGCACGGCTATCGAGCAGATGCCACCCAAGAATTCCGTCCGGTGTGGCATCGAGTTTCAGACCGACGGACGGCGTGCGGCGTACCACTTCTGGAAGTCGCATCCGGGCGAAACGATGTTCTTCCCGCTGGATGCTCTGTCGGTAGAGCGCGTGCCAGCCACCGACGTGCTGCACGTCTATAAGCCGATTCGCGCGGGCCAGTTTCGGGGGCAGCCGTGGCTGACATCGGTTATCGCGAAGCTCTACGAACTGGAGCAATACACGGACGCCGAGATCGTCCGGAAGAAACTCGCCGCGATGATCACCGGGTTCATCACGCAGGCCAGCCCGGACAATCCGATCATCCCTCCGGACCAATACCAGAACGGACCGAGCCAGACGGAGCCGGGGACACAGATCAGCAAACTCGAACCTGGCACGTTCCAGGTTCTGAACTTCGGCGAAGAGGTGCAGTTTGCCGAGGCCAAGGACAGCGGCGATTTCAAATCGTTCATTCGGACGTGCCTGCAAGCCTTTTCGAGTGGCGCCGGGCTCGCAGAGTATCAGATCAGCGGTGACCTGTCGGGGATCAACTACTCTTCGATCCGCGCCGGCCTGCTGGAGTTCCGCCGCAAGTGCGAGCAGTATCAACATTCGGTCTTCATCTTCCAGGTCTGCCACCCGGTTTATAAGCGCTGGCTGCGCGAGGCGATGCTGGCGCTGGTGTTCGGCATTGATCTACTGAACGCATACAGCAAAGATCCCGAGCCATTCGAGGAAGTGCAGTGGGTAACGCCTGGCTGGCCGTGGGTGGACCCCGAGAAGGACATCAAGGCTTCCAACGATGCCATTCGCAGCGGTCTATCCACCCGTTCCACCGAGGTGGCGGCGCAAGGGCGCGACGCCGGAGCCGTGGATGCGGAGCAGGCAGCGGACAACGAGCGAGCCGACAAGCTTGGGCTGTCCTACGACAGCGATGGCCGGAAGGTCCTGACCGGGCGCAACGCCGGATTGACGGAAGCCGAGATCCAGCAGGACGCGAGCAAGGGAGAGGTGGACGTGAAGCCATGAGGGATCTGACTCGTGTTGCATCGCGGTTTGTGAACACGCCGCTCATGATTCACCCGCCCAAGCTGGACGTGATCGTCCAGGCGCTGGGGCCACGGCTGGGGATCATGCCGGTGGCCGGCGTGAAGCCCGCGGAACCGTTCGCCGCGGCGTACATGGAGCAGGCTGACGACAGCGGCTACCAGGTGATCGATGGCGTGGCGATCATTCCGATCCAGGGCGTGCTGACGAAAGCGGAATCCTGGGTTTCGGCGTTGAGTGGTTGCAGCTCCTACGCGCAGATCGGGGGCTACCTTCAGGACGCGGTGAACGACGCCGGAGTGCGGGCGATTCTCCTGCAGGTGGATTCGCCGGGCGGCGAGACCACCGGATGCCTGGAGCTGTCCGACTACATCTATTCGCTTCGGGGCGCGAAGCCGATCTACGCGGTCGCTGACGACTTCGCGTTCTCTGCGGCATACGCGCTGACCAGCTCGGCCGACAGGATCTTCGTCACGCGCATGGGGGCGGTCGGGTCCGTCGGCGTGGTGGTGCTGCATACCGAGGATTCGAAGTTCAACGACGAGCAGGGGTTCAGGTACACCTACGTCTTCAAAGGCGACAAGAAGGTCGATGGGAACCCGCATGAACCGCTGTCGGAGCGGGCCGAGAAAGACATCCAGTCCGAGATTGACCGGCAGTACGACCAGTTCGTAGCAACGGTCGCGCGGAACAGGAAGGCCGACGCAGAAAAGATCATCGCGACCCAGGCTGGCGTGTACTGGTCGGAGAATGCCGTTCCGCTGCTGGCCGACGAAGTCGGAACGCTGGGCGATGCCATGAACGCGCTTCGTCAACTACTCGGCGAGCCTGTCCAGAGTTCCACGGCGGCGTTTGCCGCAAGATCCACAACCAAGGAGGTAACAGCAAGTATGCCCAACGAAACGCTCACAATCGCCGCCGAGGGTAAGAAGCCGGGCGACGGTGGCGGCGACGAAAAGACCAACACCGAACCGAAGTACTGCCACGCGTGCGGAACCAAGCTGCACGCAGACGCAACGTTCTGCCATGCCTGCGGCACCAAGGCCGAAGGCGAGGCGTCCGGTAAGTTCTGCCACGCCTGCGGTGCCGAGCTGCGCAAAGGCGCGGAGTACTGCCACGCCTGCGGCGAGGGCGCAAAGAGCGATGCCAAGAAACCGGAGGGCATGGCTCCGCTCGCCGGCGTCGCTGCCTTGGCCGGCGTGCCGCTCAGGATGCGTCCGGAAGGCGACATCGAAGCCATCGGCGCGCTGTGCAAGATGGCCGGTTGTCCCGACAAGGCCGCGGAGTTCCTCACCAAGAAGAAGTCCACGGGCCAATACTTCAGCGTGGCGGAAATCAGCGAAGAGCTGACAGCCGCCCGCGTGATGGAAAGCGAGAGGAGCATGATTACTTCGCACGTCAACCCGAACCAGGGCGCGGTTGGTTCGCTTCAGGAAATCGAAGCCCAAGCAACCAGCTACGCCCGCCAAAATCGCGGCAAAGAGACGCCGAATCTTTACGCCGAAAGCGGTACCACCAAGCTGACCAAGGAGCGCGCCTACGCCCTCATGCTCGAAGAGCATCCCGAGGTTTACGGCGCGTTCGTGGCGCAGCACAACGCGAAGGGCTTGATCGCCACGCTCGAGCGGGCTGGCGTTCGCCTTGCCCGGTAGGGCGAAAGGAGACCAACAGACATGGCATTCGAACAGACATTACGCACAGTAGGGCTTCCGGCGGCGGCAGACCTCACCAGCGGTGGAACTGTGAATCCGCAGTTCTACCTCGTGACCGTCAACGCATCCGGGCAGATCAACTTCACGGGCGCTGGCGCCGTCGCCGATGGCGTGGTCCAGGACAAGCCCAACGCACAGGGAGTCGAGGGCGAGGTCGCCATCCTCGGCATCACCAAGTTGGTGACCGGCGCTGCGGTCAACAACGGCGACCCGCTCATGGCCAACGCCAGTGGCCAGGCCATCACTGCGACCTCCGGCAATTTCGTGCGGGCGCGCGCGC